CGACGAACCCGAACGGGAGTAATTTCTGTCCCATCGTAATAGTCGCCACCACAGGACTCTCTAAACTTTCCCTTATGGAAAGATTTGGACCTGTTAACTTTGAGGCCATAGGCCTCAAGGAGTTCCTCAACATAGAGGACACTATCTACGGGAACGATGATATCATCCCCGTAAACGCGTACCTCTCCTGACGCAAAGGTGCTAAGCACCTTTGCGGGAGGATGTCCGCCCGTCTTACGCAACGCCATAAAGATGATAGCTGAAAACGCCATCACCTCAATGGGGAAGCAAAGAGCAGACCCCATAGAAGCAAACTTCCTCAAGGTAAGAACTTTACCAGAAGGAAGCATGCTGCGAAGTGACCTACTGGACATCACCGCTTCTTGAACGGTGGGCCAGGGTGATAGCGCGTCATCAATTAGACTGGCTATCACGCGGTCACTAGCCTCAGAAAGGTCAATCGTTGCAAACTTACCAGTCACTGATCCTTCTCGCGCTTTCACGCGATTAGGAAGTTGATCGGTAAATCCCTGAGAGGCGCCAATACGGCTTCTCTCAAGCAACGGGATGAGTGTTGTCATAAGAGCCTGCTGCATATATTGCATATGCGTAGGTTCCATGGCAATCACTCGTGGCGTTTTCTGAGTCTTTGGAACAAAAACCACCTTAACAGGTGGTTCTTGCTCCACTGGGAGGAGCGAGAATCCGTAGTCCGAATTTCTACCCCAAGTGTTCGTGCAATAGCGCGAATAAGGGAATAGAGATTCAAGTCGGTCTGTCCATCTGGGCAGTTCCCACTTTCGGTTCCCCAGGAGTTTATCCTGAGTAGAACCGGGACCATGCTTCGGCTTTATATCTTGACGTTCAATTGCCTTTGTAAGGTCGTTAAGAACATCACTGTAAAGCCAAGCGAAACTGACAGAAAAGTCGCGACGTTGTTCATCGCTTAGTGACTCTTCAACAATTTCCAGGTCTCGTTCACAATTTACGTAAGCATTCTCAGCAGCACGCTTACGCGCCTCTGTCGTTTCACGCTCAATCTTTTTAAAGATAAGCGTCATCTGACGGATAGCGCGGATTGCGTTATGACTGGGATGCTCGCGGAGCATAGCAGTACGATTATCGAACACCTGGTCGAGGAAACCTCGTAAAAATACGGGGAGACCAGATCTCTTCTTAAAGCTTTTGAAGAGATCAGGACCTATCATTCCTAGCTCAAGACTTCTTTCGAAGTCTGAAGCATAGGAAGGGAGAGTGATCGTTAAAAACGAATCACCCTCGTGTTCGACACGGCCGAGCATAGTAATTATGTCTCGGTCGCAGCTCGTGTCACACTGTTCGGCGCAATCAAGCGCCAATACAGACCAGAGTTTCGTCAGGCTTTTCATCGGCTACTTTCGT